ATTCTGATTTATCCTATCGCCAGTTTTGTAAGTCTTCTGCTAAAGAAGTCAACTACATGGTGAAAGAGTTTGAGTGTAAGAAGTCTGCTGCTGCTTATGCGCGGGCAACTACTTCTCGCACTGGGGTTCTTGACTGCACCAAACTTCACACTTATAAGTACAATGAAGATCTCTTTAGGAAAGTTACTGTCCTTCCTGACGGTAAAAACCATGGTCTTGTGTTTGTTCTTGACTGGTCTGGTTCTATGGGTGAGGTTATTCTTGATACTGTCAAGCAAGTCTTGAATCTTATTTCTTTCTGTCGTAAGGTCAAGATTCCTTTTGAACTCTATGCATTCATCAATTCGTTTGCTCACGATGATGATGAACGCTGGATGTCTCCCAAAGTTGAGAACACTGTGGCTTTCTTCAATGATTTCAAGATGCTGAACCTTATCAGCAGTGAATCGAAGACTAAGCAACTTGAACAGCAGATGCTCAATCTGTGGAGAATGGCATACAGTTTCCGTTACTTTGTTGATTACAGTGTTCCTCCTAGTTACGGTCTCTGTGGCACTCCATTGAACAATGCTATCATTACTCTACATCAAATCATCCCACACTTTCAGAATAAGACTGGTGTTGAAAAGGTCAATGCAATTATTCTGACTGATGGTGAGTCTGCACCAATTCGTTCATCCATTTGTATTCCTAAGGAGCAAAGTCTTTACAGTAAAGATTACTGGGGAGTCAATTCTGTAGATGATCGAACCTATCTTCGCAATCGTAAGACTGGTCATGTCACCAAAATTGGTTGTTACAGTGATCAAACTTCTAACTTGATCAAAGACCTTAGTGAAACACTTCCCAATACTAACATTATTGGTATTCGTCTGGTCAGTGGTCGTGACTTTGCTAACTTCCAACGGGATTGGGTTTCTTGGGAAGATCGTGAGCGAGTCAATAAGCAGTGGCGTAAAGAGAAGTCTGTTGTGATCAAGAAAGTTGGGTTCGATGCATTCTTCGCTATCGCTTGCAATTCTCTCAACAATAGTGTAGAATTTGATGTGGAAGAGTCGGCAACCAAGACTCAGATCCGTAACGCTTTCAAGAAGTCCCTCTCTTCTAAAGCACTAAACAAAAAAATCCTGACCGAATTCATCTCCATCATCGCATGACCTTATCTAATCAAGATTGTCTGGAGTATATCAAATCTATTCCAGACAACTCTGTGGATCTGGTTCTAACTGATCCTCCTTATTTTATTGGATTTGACGGTGGTAAAGGTTGGGACTCTCAATGGGGTAGTGAAATAGAATACCTTGAGTGGTGTGACAAGTGGACAGAAGAATGTGTTCGTGTTCTCAAACCTGAGAGAATGCTTGTAGTCTTTGGAACTCTGAAGACCGAGACATTTCTTCTTTATAAGTTGAGAACAACTGATCACAACTCTGCACTCACCCCACAAAATGAGATTGTTTGGAGTTACAACTGGGGTGGCAGAGGTAAGAACAACTTTGCTAGAAAGCATGAATATGCTTGGTGCTGGTCTAAGGGTAAACAGTTTCTATTCAACGCTGACGATGTTCGTGTAGAAAGAAAAGTTTCTAAAAACCTGAGGACTGGGAAAGCATATGAAAAGGGAACCATTCCTACATGTGTGTGGGAGAAAAACAACCACACCACTAGTAAAGAATATGTAAACTGGCATCCGACTCAGAAACCACTGATGATACTGGAAAGAATCATCAAAGCATATACCAATCCTGGAGATACTGTCCTTGATATCTTTAGTGGTTCTGGATCTACAATGATTGCTGCTGCACAATCTGATAGAAACTTTCTTGGTTGTGAACTTGACAAATCATACTATGACAAATCGTTGGAACGCTACCGAGACCTAGTTGGTGCTCGACTGCCAATCTGACAACTGTCCACCGCCCCTTGTGAGGGCGGTTTTTTCATGTATAATATATACATACACAAAGGGAGACACCCCACAATGCCTCGCAAAACCAACATCAACATGGACGCTCTGACGGTTTTCCTTCAGGACAACTTTGGATCTGAGTTTGGAGCAGATGCTATCCGTGCTGCTGCTTCTGAGTTTGGTGCTTCCTACCCCACTGTCAGCAAGCGACTTGAGCAATATAAAGTCGGTTACAACAAATGGAACCTCACTGTTGAAGAAGCACGTCAGCAGTTTGAAGATAACATTCAGACTATGGATAGTGTGAAGCAAAACCTTATCCCAGAGAAAGATGATAACTTTATCAAGTTCGGCAACTTCAACGATATCAAGAAAGTCATTCAGTCCAAGATCTTCTACCCCACGTTTATCACTGGTCTGTCTGGCAACGGTAAGACCTTCGGTGTTGAGCAAGCATGTGCTCAACTGGGACGGGAACTGATTCGTGTCAACATTACCATCGAAACTGACGAGGATGATCTTATTGGTGGTTTCCGTCTGGTTGCTGGTGAAACTGTTTGGCACAACGGACCCGTTGTTGAGGCTCTGGAGAGGGGAGCTGTGCTGCTTCTAGACGAGATTGATCTTGCATCTAATAAGATTCTGTGCCTACAATCTATTCTGGAAGGCAAAGGAGTGTTCTTGAAGAAGATCGGCAAGTACGTTCAACCTGCTGCTGGTTTCAATGTGATTGCTACTGCCAACACCAAAGGCAAGGGTTCTGATGACGGACGCTTTATCGGCACTAACGTTTTGAACGAAGCATTCCTTGAGCGTTTCCCGATTACCTTTGAGCAAGAGTATCCTACTCCTGCTACTGAGATCAAAATTCTCAACAAACTGTGTGCAGATGCTGAATTCTGTAAGCGTCTTGCTGACTGGGCAGACATTATCCGCAAGACCTTTGCTGACGGTGGTGTCGATGAAGTCATCTCCACCCGTCGCCTGGTTCACATCATCAAGGCATACAACATCTTTGGTGACAAAGCAAAGGCAATTCAGATCTGCCTCAACCGTTTCGATGATGAAACCAAGCAGTCCTTCCAAGAATTGTATGACAAGGTTGATGCTGATGTAGAGTTCAAGGAGACTGAAGATGGTATGGAATAATTACAAAAAAGTTCTTTGGGAAGTATTTCCTGACCTAGAGAACATTGCAGATTGGGCAGACTGGGAGGGAAAGAATCTCTCCCTTTCCGCCAAACTCTATAGCAACAAGCACATTCTCAAATCTAGAGAAGTTGAAATCTGGAATGAGAAGACTTGTATTTACAATAACATCATCTATCCAAAGACTGGATCAGATCTACCCTGCTTTGGTATGGATCTAATGATGTTCTTTCCAAAGAAAGTTGTCATTACTTTTGACTTCCAGCATCCAAGAGAACATTATCGTTTCTCAGTTGATGGACTTCCAAAGTGTGAAGGTGGTATTAGATTCTTTGAACCTGGCAATCACTTCTCTGACAACCTATTCATTCGCAAATGTGTTTCTGAAGAGGTTGACAACTACTTAGATTCTTTCAAGAATTACTTGACTGTATACAAAAATATGCTAGAATCTAAGATGCCCATTGGAACGGATACTAGTTCCTATTCTGACTTTGATTCTTACATGAAGAAACTTGATCCTGTTGCAGGGTATCTATCTTCTAACTTTGGTAAGGATAAAGCAGAAAGTTTAGTCAATGACTTCCTGTTTACTTATGGTTAATGCATGGAGCCTACTCTCTGATATTATGGAAAACGAAAACGAACTCAAATTGAATCTTGAACCCTCTCACTTTTGGAAGTATGAAGAAGATCTGACACTCAAGGAAGTGCGTGAGTATTTGTCTGGAACTTATCGTGCTCACTACACTTCTCAAGAGTCTCAAACTCAGACACTGGATCTTATCGAGAGCATCGGTGATGCAGAACCATTCTGCCGATCAAATGCGATCAAGTATCTGTCTCGCTTCGGCAAGAAGAATGGTAAGTCTAAGCAAGACATCCTGAAAGCAATTCACTATTGCATTCTTCTTTATCACTTCTCTGGTCTCCACAAGCAAACTAGCAACTACCCTCACTGAACGCATGATGAAACTGACTAACGATACTAAGAATATTCTTCGTAACTTCTGTGAGATCAACCAGTCTCTACTGGTAAAGAAAGGAAATGTTCTTC